ATCTCCTGTGTCTGAGACAATTCCTATGCTGATAAGAGTTGTGTCCTTACGCAGACCAGTAAACTCTGTATCGAAAAAGTAGGTTCTCATGTGGTTTCCTCCGTTTCTTCCGGTGCGGCTGCAAAATTCACTCTTAGATTTGATGTGAACAACGACTGATAGGCCATTGCGTAACTGTAAATCTCTCTATCCAATATCTCATCCTTTATTGCATCCGTGACCGAACTCTGCATGATCGCCGTAGGAATCTTTGATTTTTCATTCTCATAGGCTTTAATCAACACATCTCCGTCATAGCCTTTTGCCAATTCTCTTAATGTCATATCTACTTCTCCGCTTTCTGTGCCTTTTTGGCTTTCTTGGCAGCCTTTTCTTCCTCTGCCATCTCAGGAATGAATTTACGGAAGATGTTGTTGTAATTTCCGTTGTTACCGGCCCACTTCTTAACAATAGCCATAGCCAGTCCTGCCTCTTTGGAGTAGGTATCGCACTTTCTAGGTTTGCGAATGATTACTTCTTTGCCGTCTACGATCTTCTTTTTGGCTTCCACATTATCCATGCAGTTTACGACCGTCTTTGTGCCGTCAGACCAGAACACGATTGTTGCCGGATTCTGGAAAATCACGTTTTCAATGCCGTATGCAGCAATAGGCTTGTCCTCGATCATTGCCTCAACACACAGATTGTTGAAACGGTAAGGACTACCGCAAATATGAGCAACCTTTCCTGCGTAGGTGCTGCCATCTTCACACTCGATTGTTACTTTCTTAAACTTCTTATCAGCTAAACTTCTATCCATATTGTCCTCCTTTAATCCTAAATCCTTAAAAATGTCTCCAAACATTACTTCTCCCGGAATGCCTCGGTTTGCAAAGACCTGTTCCTGGAGCAATCCCATCTGTGCATCATATACTTTATCCATGGTCTTGCCTATCTTCTCAGTTACGCTCGCCACTTTCAAATCCTCCTGGTTGAACTTCGGTGCTTTCATCCACTCGTATTCCATCAGCCTTGTAAGAAGTGGCGGTTCAACACCAATCATTCTTATTCTGTGCCGCCGCTCATTTAGCGAAAAAGCCGTAGCCGTATAGTTTTTCTCGTCCGGGTATAGTCCTTTCGGCAGTATCGGTGGCGTTTTCAGCCACGCACTGATTGGAAAATCGTCAAAATCCGGCATCGGTGGTGCTAATTCCGGTGGTTTCCAAGGATGCTTTTCTTTCTCGTCCATGTGTTTATCCTCCTATTTTCTTTTATGATTAAAGGTTTTCCCTCTAATTCCATTGAAATTGTTCTCTATCTTGGCTTTCACGCAGTCATTTTTCAGATTGCACTTACCGCACTTATCAAGATTTCTGTACGTCTCTATGCCGAAACACGGTCTGAATATCTTATTTATGGCAGACTGCTTCATTTTCACTTCAAAAGGTATTTCAAATCCCTCTTTCAGATGAGCAATATCCGGCATATCATACTCTTCATCCAGTGTAGGCTCAGATATTTCCTTAATTTCCGCAAGCGGTATGGGATCTCCGAGCCGTTCATCCATGATAAAGAGCTGTGGTTTGGTCTCATTTTCCATCCATATTCCCCCTACGCCTCTATCAGTGTGAATACACGTTTATACACATCCTTATCAGGCAAACACCGCAATTTATTCAGTGTTGTGTTTCCAAGATAAACATTATATGTGCAATCCCCTATGGTTAATGTTCCTATGCTGCCCGGATCTTTCATTTCCACCTGTACGCTATTGCTTTTATTCAGCATCGCCCGTATGGTCTTGCACACTTCCTCATTTTCTTTTTCTGATGCAAGGCAATCAAAACACGGATTTTTATTCTTTGATGATCTCATAATATTCGCCCTCGCACTCTTTCGGAGCCATAGTTCCCCATCCGTCAGCCTTTCTCAGCTCATAATGGGTTCCTCTGTCGATGGCAAAGAGTTCTTCGCCCTTATCAATATTCATTTCCATATTCTTCTCAATGTCATTTACGACAATATTCTGTAAGAAACGTGCTATCATGCCTCTTTCTCCTTTATCGCTTCGGCAAATGCCGGATTCTCATGCAGCTTTTCAGTAGACCATCCCATGTGATGATACAGTTTTTCCATAAATTCAAGGCACTCTGCCTTGTCATATACCAGTAGGAAACACAGTAATTGTTCTCTGTTATACATCACTGACGGTCCGGTTCCCATTTTAATGTAATCATAATCTGGGTAACGTACCTGAAACTCATTCGGTGCTGCTGCCAGTATCTCAAATTTCACTGCCGATCCGTGCGGTTCCCTTATGCAATGCCTGAATGGTATCATGTTCTATCCCTCACTCTCTTTTCCCACCGTTCGTGTTTGCGTGCCATCTGTTCCTCATCTACGGTCAATGAAAGTTCCCCGGCACACTGTACGACATCCGTGTACTCTTCTCTGATATTTGCGATAGCCTCTTTCTCTGTTACAGGTGTCGGATTCTCTTTTCGTATGATCCTTGCCATTTTGAGTGCTGCCTTTGCAAGTTCAGTACATTCCTCCGCAAGCTGTTCCAACATTGCAGCTTCGCCAATTTCTTCAATGATTTTCATTGTCTCTCCCTCTTGTGATAATTTTCAGCCTATCCAGTGGGTATGTCTCCACTTTGCCATCCTCCAGAACAACAACCGCTTTCGTTCCAAACAGACTTGTGACTGTATCTATCCATGTTCCTTTTCTGTTCTTGCAGTGAGCGCAATCTGGTATCTCATTGCACATATCAGCAATATCATTACAGAATTTGCACTCCGAGTAGCTTCTTGTGATTTCTACCAGTCTTTCCATTACGCACATCCTCCGATACGTTAAAATTCTCTAAATGCTCATATTCGACAGTTTCTTGTCTGATTTCAATTTGATTTTCGCTATGCGTTTCTGTTCCCTATCCATCTTTTTGATGCACTTATCCAACTTCCTTGCGTATGGACTGCTATTCGGGTCTGAGCACTCCATGATAAAAGCCTCTCTGTGTGGAGACTGATAAGGGCTTTTGTATCTGTATTTTTTGTATTCTCTTCTCTCTGTCACTATCAGAATTGCAATTTTCAATACAAACCACGTTGTATTGAGCAAAACTAACCCTACGATAACTGCAACAACCGTCTTTACCATCTCTCTACCTCCACATTTCACACTAAAAATTTCTCAATTCTTATCTCTCCGCATTTCTTACACCCACATCTGCATACCTCGTACTTAAAACCGCTGTAATCATGTGCCGTCCAGAGGACTTCCAACACTTCCCACTCATGCCTGCACGAAAGAAAACACGATACCAAAATCTTGTCAAATAACCTTTTGTACCACGGTTCCTTTTTGATTTGCATTTCAAGCCCTCCTACACGATTTTTACTCCGCCGGATAACGGGCTGCATCTATGGCATCTCCCAGTCCCCCATCCCGGACAATCATTGCATACCATAAGTGACGGCATCATAGACGCATTTCCCCCAAACGGAGATACCGGTTTATCTTCCCAGTACCAAGACCTCTTTTTATTTTCCGGGGAATTTTGGGAATTGCTGTTTTCATTGCTCATCCGGTTTTACCTCCTTATGAGGCGTAAGCCTCCGCCGATTTTTATTTTTCGCCTGTTATCGTTTCTACGAGCAGACGTGACGGCATCCTCATTATGAGGTCATTACACATTTGATTCAGACGATGGTTTTCATCCGCAAGCGTATTTACCATGAGGTACAATCCCTCTTCTTTGGTAAGTTCTCCGCACTCTATCATCTGCCACACTCGGAATACCGTTGCATTGTTTCTGATATGCGTTTCAGAGATCCCTACGGTGTATGCCTCTGTCATGCAGTCCGGTTGAACTTCCGCAGTGTGTCCTCTTTCCATTTGTCCCATGCGGTCTGTTTCTTCTCTCTGCATACTTCCGCCTCTCTCTGTTCATTCTGTGTTGCTGTTTCTTTGTTTTGTTCCATATTTCTCTCTTTCTATGCCGGTAGGCATCCGCCGATTTTGGATTTTGTGGTTTTGTAAACCTTTCGCTTTCCATCTGTTATCTGGATGCCGTATCTGTACTTACATTGTAAATTGGGTGGTTTACGCTTTTGGGGTCTTTTGCCGTTTTACGATTGGGGTGGTTTGCGGCTTTTTAATTTTTCGGGAACTCAGAGGGGTGAGTTGCCCCTGATCCGCTCCGCCCTACACCCCCGCCCCAGGGTATAAGCTGCCGGACCTGTCCCCGGATCGCCACACCAGAACCGCCGGAAACGTGCCGGAGTTCGTAAAAGTAAAAGAAAACGAACCGCAAAACGCCCATTTTTAAAGGTTTTCGAGATCGTCCGGGAGTTCTGCCGGGTCTGTGCCTCCTGTTTCTACCGGTAAACGCTGCACAATGTCCGCCGCGGTTGGTAACTCCTGCGCCTGTTTGCCTACGTTTAAATCTATCTTTTGTGCGGCCTGCGTGTAACCGTGGTTATTATTAAAATCAGTCGCGAACACGATCGGCGGGATTTCTCCATTAAAAGCGAGTTGTTTCTTATATGCTGCGATGGTATTCTTAAATATTTTTATTGTGTCAGAATACGCGCCAGGGC